AAAGTTAGCTAATTAAACTTGTTCAAAAATAAAAAAATGCGAGATTGTTCTCGTTTTTTTGTTGATTTTTGAAAAGGCAGACCCAAATTTGAGACCCTAAAAGAAAAGAACCCTTTATTTATAAGGGTTCTTTTGCTATACATGGAGCCGGTGGGAGTTATATAAATACCTTAACTAAATGTCTTTTATTTATTTTCGTATCCTTTTTCGTGTCCTTTTTGAAAAACGATCACATCACACTATCCTGCTCAACCAATTTATCAAGCAAATCAGCAATTGTCATCAACTCGTGCTTGGTATTTTTCAGACTGTCAACACTTTTCTTCAATTTTTTTAAAATATTTTTTTTACAACAAAAAAACCTTGCAAACACTAGGTTCACAAAGCTTTTAATTTTATTTTGAAAATATTTTTAAATATTTTTTTACAGACTGACAATTTCAATCGCTTCAATGCGCAACTTTTGTCCAGTTGTGCCAGCAACTTGACCTGATGTGCACCAACCTGTCCAGCCTTTGCTTTGGACATGCACACGATACTTGATATTGCCATACAGCTTAATCGCTTCAAGTCGTTTTGAACTGCCGGCAGTACCAATAATCTCACCTGACTTGCGACGTGCAGTCCAACCTAAATCTTCAATGTGACCCTCTCCCTCGATATCGTCAGGCAGTACGAAAGCCTCTAATCGCAAACTTCTGCCTGTTGTACCGATTGTTTGAGAGTATTTACCCCAGCCGATTGATTGAACATGTGCTGATGTGCCAATATAGATCACTGGCTTTGGTTTAGGTGGCGTGTAATCTTCGATAATTTGACGACCATCTACACCAATTGACCAACCGAGGAAAGTAAGCCGTGTACCTGCGCTGCCGAACCAGTTTGCAAGCTCTTGTAATGAGCCATAAGGCTGTCTAGCGCCTGCGTGTACTTCGCTGTCGTGGATTGCCATTTGGCCTTGGTTATTAACATAGCATAGCGCAACGTGTCCGAGACCAGCGTATTCGCCATTGTCAATAGACCAAAATAGAACGCTCCACAAGCCACGTGGCATGTCTGTATTAGCTCTGACCCATCCTCTAGCCTTTGCTGCCTCATAGGCAGCTTGTGCTGAGTAAGTCCGATTGGGTGCGCTGATAGCGTCATCTACATACTGCAAGCACCAGCCGCGAGTAGCACCAATGCCGTAATTTGGGTTAACTGTTTGTCGTAATGTCATTGTGTTATTCTCCTTTCGTGTAATTGATATGTGACACACCAACCCAAGCACCCAATAAAGTATCTAATGCTGTGATAATAGTAACTGTGATACTTGTATACTCCCAATTTGTAGCAGTACCAACTGTGCCGACAAATGCTGCGATTGGTGGCAATCCCACAATAGCAATCCATTTCAAGATGTTATAAGTTTTGTTTGACATTTTAATTACCTCTCTATCATTCTAGTTATAAAGTAAACAATGAACGTCACGCCAATACCAGCGATAGTACGCCATGCCCACTTTTGGTTTTCTTTAATTTCTTCAATATCTTTTGAATTTTCTTCCGATTTAGCCAAAGCATTTCTGGCTATTCCAGATATTTCGTTAAGTCCTTCTGTGTTAGTCTCAATCTTAGTAAGGCGTTGCAACACTTCGAACCAAATTCCAGTGTCGTCATCTTTTGGCATAAATCCCCTTTCACGATACTGTTTCTTGAAGTTTCGATTTGCAAACACTCAAAATATCCGATGTGTCAATTTCATTAGCTGGTATTACTAAATTTGCGCTAACTGAGTTATTGTCAGTGTTGTTGTCAACAGAAATACGATATTCGATGATAGTGCCGTCTTGCTCGTAGACTGGTGTTAAATTTGTGAATCTTATCATGTTTCCTCTCCTTTGTTAAATAGTGTATACAAGTGAATTGATGCCAATATACGCAGATGCCGTACCACGAACCCCTACTTGAATCCTTCCGTCAGATAGCGCTCCTATGCGAATTGTTTGCGTCCCCATCATATCTCCGGCAGCTGTAAGAAACGTATGTGTACTTGGTCTAATATCGGCTGGAAGATTCGCTATAATTTGAAAGTTACTTTCTGAGTTTGTTCCAGGGAAACTGCCACTTACCGGCTTTACCTGTCCTTTAAACTGCACGGTATAGCTTCCGTCTAAGTTTTTAATCTTACGATATTGGCACGGATTATTTTCAGCAGTTGTGTATCCGGAAAGGTACGTTAGATTCGTCCACGGAACAATCGTCAACTGTTCTGCTGTTATACTGCCACTCCGATTATTGATAGTATCAGACATATACATATAGTCTGACGAGTACCAAGCCTGTTTGAATTTAGTCATGTCAGATATATTTGGTATTGACTGGACGAACAATCCGTGACCACCAGAGCTGTATACTAAGTCTACAATTGTCCTAGTTGTCCCTATATTGTCGACTATTCTTACGCCGTTATCAATTACTACGACACCGTTGTGCTGAGCGCCATTATCATCATAGGTATAGGTATTAGTAATCTTCAATGAATCAATCTCATTGACATCTAGCTTATCCGATGTTATCGAGCTTGATGCTATTCGTTCAGCGTCAAGTGTTCCAGTTGTGACTTTAGCAGCATCTACCGAGCCAATCATAGCATTGTTGATGAAAGCATCATCTACCATCAAATTAATAGACCTGAGCATATATAGCGACCACTTAGTGCCATTCCATGTGTACTGACCGTGGCTTTGTGCGACTGTTCCAACTTCCATGTTAGGGCTTGATACGTCGGTGTTACTATCTACATACCAAATCATGCCAACAAACTTGTTTTGAGGCTCTGTAGCGCTCTTAGTAACGCCTGTTGGGTCACCTTTTTCACCAGTTTGTCCAGTATCTCCTTTTACTCCGTCATCACCTCTTGCTAGAGTCCAAGTGTAATTCGATGGATTTGTTGACTGTTCGCTTGATGTATCAGAGTATTCGCCTCTGTATTTTGGACAGTCAGCAGTTGTTACTTCGCTTGACGATGGCATCCATGATGTTGATGATGAGCCATTTTCTAGCTTATGACCTGAAACAGAAAGTTTTTGACTGTTATTACTAGCATTTTCGTATTTAACAAAGACAACGTCTCCTGCGCTTAGTCCTGAAAAAGTGTAGCTATCTCTTTTCCAATCAAATTGATTACCTATGATGACATCGCTTACGTACTGCTCGTTGATTAACACGTATCGGTGTATCTCAGAAGTTGAATTTTCGCTTTTGACGAATGTTGAAAAAGTATAATCTCCATAAGTTGGTATCGTATATGACTTATAGATCCCATTCCATTGTCCGTTAAAACTCTTTACGTTTAAATCTCTATATAAACCATCATCGTACCAGCCCCAAGTATTGCCCCAATATCCGCTAAAATCTCTGGTACCATCTAACAAGTTGATATTAGGGTAAGCGGTAACGAAACCGCTCGTACCGTCTGAACTGTATGCGTAAGCAACATGCGTCTTATCTCCGTCAACGCCATCAGAGACATCAATAATCGTCACTTCGTCGAACGCCACAACTTCTCCATTGATTATCGCAGACCAACGCACAACAGCTTTTCCGTAGATGTCACTAGCAACAACCTCGTGTTGTTCGCTAGATTCTGGTATAGCTACGCCATTGATAGTCCACGCATAGCTTTCTGGTGCAATCTCTTTTGTGCCTTTGTACAGTCTAGCTGTTAAGGTTGTGCTACCTTCTGAATTTTTGAAAGTTAATCCATTCGTCGTCAAAGTAACTGCTTTGTAAGGTGCGTTTTCGTCAGCTAGTTGTTGCATTTTAGCAATTAAATCAGCTGAAATTTGAGACTGCAAAGCCTTGTAATTGCCAAATATAGCTTGCTCAACTGTCGCATCATCAAAGCTGACTACGTGCTCTAAGACGCGTGCTGATAAGATTAATTCTGGTGAGTATTCATCATCGACAATCTTTACTGTATCGCCTATTTTAGCTTCCGTGCGTCCTTCAACTTCATAATTCACGGCTGGAACACTAATTTCTTCTAACTTCGCAACACTCCTGTTGAAAAGTTCAGATTGAGAAACCTTGTCATAGCTATCGTCAAATACGACATATCCACCAGACGTTACACCAGAACCACGATTGCCGAACCTGGCATTGGCTTGTGGTGCATAGATGAGAGTACTACCTTTTTTATGGAATAGCACTACATTTCCATTTTCGTCAAGTTTTTGCCAATCAGCAATGCTACTAATATCTGTTATTTTACCGTTATCGTCTTTTGAAATCGGCTTGATAGCAGTATATAGATTGTCGATGTTAGTTGAGCGCTTGACAGTCTTGATATTTTTTCCATATCGCAACTCAATGTCATCACGTACTTCTCCAATTTGCTTCTTGATGTGGACTAGACGTTTTTTGATTGAGAAATCCGAGTTTAACACAACTTCATAATCAAGCTCAGCATTATCGAATTGCGTTGCGACTGATTGCAAGAAAGCTCTGTGGCTCATATCGCTATCCCATGACAGTTTTCGAGTCAAGTTTGAAATTTCATTGATACCAATTCCATAGCCTGTATCGCTCATAATCCTATCAAAATACCACGAAAAAGGACGTGCTACATCAGCAGAAAAAGGCTGAGTTTTTTCTTGGTTCAGGTCAAGGTTACTGCTTAAAGCTGAGATGGACATCATCTTGTCTCGCTCAGCTTCTTGTATATCATTGATGTACATCAGTCTATCTCGTGAGTCGTACTTGAAAGCAATCCAGTAGCCAACTTGAAACTTATCGCTATCAACATGAATTTTAGATGTTTCAAATTCAAAAAAATCTGCTGAACCTGTTAAAAACCGTTGCAATTTTGACTTTTGAAAGTGAATCGCATCAGGCAAATCGTTATCCATCACAGCTATTGGCATATAATTTTCATTTAAAATGTGAAATTGCATTATAAATTAGCCTCCGTGAACTCTATTTGATAAGTTGGCGGTGTCTCACACCAATCCGAACACTGAAAATATATCGTCGTCTCGCCTGGCGGAATCGTAAACAAGTTAGACCCGTCTACTTTTTCAGCCAATTTTGGTAATTCATCGACATATACTTTACTATCAGCACCTGTCATTTTGACTTTTGAACCAGATGGAAAGCGGTTTTTGATATCACGATTATAGGTAGCATTATCATTGATAAGTCTTACGTTACGAAAATCAAAATAACTCATCAAAGGCTTGTTGTCTAATGTGTACAGATTAATGTACATTTTGGCGACTTTTTTATCAGCGAGATAAGGAACTGTTATCTTTGGATACCCACCCCACCAAAAGAAAGTAATTTCAGCTCCACGCTTGCGCATATCGCAGTGTCCGCGTGGTAAATTGAAAGGGTTTTGACTATCAAGATGGCTTGTTTTGAAATTGCCAGACTTATATGTCTTGATAGTTGTTGCGCTATCTCTATACCGCATATAGTAATTACCTGTGTTACCCTTTGTATCCGATTTTGACAAATGAAATCCACAAATAAACTCATTATCAGCTGTCGCAAAGTGGACTTGCGTTTGACCCACCTGCCCTAGTGCACCAGCCCAAAATACTTCATTAAAATACGTATAAGCATTGACGCTACCAATATTGCCTACGCCGTCAGGAGGGAAATCGTAAACATAACTTGCGCCGTGCCAGTGACCGTTGTTGGTTCCTACATCTGATAAGTGAAGATATGTCTTTCCACCAATTGTGCGATTCGTTGCTGTTCCAGAGTTTGAAACGCTTGAGTTTTCGATATTTGTTCCAGTATAACGAGTGAATTTAGATGGAATGTCAGCTGTGCTAAACAACGTTGTCGCGCTCACATAGTCCTCTGTGTCATCCTCTTCCTTGTTTCCAATCTCAGTTACACCGTAATCTGTATACATACCAATATATCCATTCTCGGCGTTCATTGTCGCTGTCATAGTGATTGGTATGTCAACATTACCTTCGTTAGTAACTGTCACGCTGTATCGTCCGTCAGCGCCTTGTGTGGCTGTATATGGTCCTTTAGGATTGTCAGCGTGAGAAATGCCATCAGGAACTATCCAAGTGATTGTTCCTCTAGCGATGAACCCATTTTTTTCAGTAACTAAACCTATTTTTGAGCTAGGAACAGCTAAAAAATACTTATTTTCAAGATTGCCGAAATAAAGCCTTTTCACACTAGAAACATTTAAATATTTCTGTAAATTATCGTACTTAGTTTGTATGTCGTTTTTGATTCTGAAAGGCATAGTAATTGTTTTAGCAGAATAGCTTGTTTTCAAAAAATCAGAGCCGTTTCCGCCAGAAATTTGACTTAACTCAGGTTGCCAGTCGGCTCCGTCATTAAGATTCATTCCATATTCGACGTCTATAAGTTCGTTAAGCTCAATATCATTGAATATTACTGATAAACTCATATATAACTCCTTTTCATATTCTCTGAAATGTCCAATTTATCAATTTTCTTTTTCATGCCTGGTGCTAGTTCATCAATTATTGTCTGTCCATTTAAGTTGAACGTTGTTTCCTTACCAGCAATAATTGATAGCAGTTGAATCATCTGAGCGAAATTATCACTCATATCGCCTATCTGATTAGCGACTGCCGCTTCAACATAAGCCATCAAATCAGATAGAGGCGCTACAGCCTCTTTGCCAGCTTCTCCACCGACCATAAGGCTGTTTCCGTTTTGACCAAATACGGTTGGCTTCGTTAAAATACCACCATTTGCGAACCAGTCAACTGATAATGAAGGGATAGATCCTTTTAATAAATCGCCAATTTTCCAACCAGATGGGCTAATTCCAAAATGTGGCATAGGAATTCTCGGCCATGTGATTGAGAAATTGAAAAATCCTTTAATAGCATTAATTGCCGAAGATATTCCATCTTTTGCAGCATTAATCGGTGTCATAATTGCGTCTTTAACGCCATTCCAGATGCTTGACACAGTATTTTTTAATCCGTTGAACACGCTACTAACTACATTTTGAACAGCATTAACTGCACTACTAACACTTGATGTAATTGAATTCCAAACACCAAATATAACCGATTGAATTCCGTTCCAAACGCTTGAAGTTGTACTTTGAATCGTATTCCAAATATTAGATACCGTTGATAAAACTGTATTGACTGCACTACTTATAGCACTTGTAATTGCATTCCATACATTACTTGCAGTTTGAGAAATACCATTCCATAAATTACCAATCCAACTTGAAAATGCTTGCCAAACTCCTTGAAGCCAATCAACTATAGCGCCCCAGTTTTTAATAGCAAGAACAATTAGCGCTATAACTGCGATTATCGCTACAATTACACCTATAATTGGCAATAAAGTTCCTGTAAGAAACGCCATAGCGCCACCAGCTGTAACTACCGCTGCTGAAATTGCGCTGAATATCGTAATCATAGCAGCTATAAATGGAGCTAATGCAGCAAATACAGTAAGCAGAGTTCCGATTACCACAATAAAAGTTTTTACGCCTGTCGGTAAACTTGAAAATGCTTCTCCAATTGATTTCAAAATAGGTATTAGCGAATCTAAAACTGGTTGCAATCCATCAGCGATTGTTGCACCAATTTCAGCAAACGAAACTTTAGCACTTTGAAGAGCTACTGCTTGTTTGTCTATCGGGTCTACAGTAGAATCGAATGTGTTTTTTACTGTTCCAGCTGATTTCTCGGCAGCACCTCCTAGCTCGTCAAAATTAAATTTACCGCGCTTTATGCCGTCGACCATTCTTGTTGCACCTTTTGTGCCAAAAACTTCACTGGCTATAGTTAAAGCATCCGTTTCGCTACTTGCGTTTTTTATTGATTCGATAGTGCCCTTCAAACCATCTTGCAACGTTTTTCCGTCTTTCGCATAAACGACATTGGCTTTAGACAAACTGCTAAGAGCCGCTGAACCGTCTACTCCAGCCTGTTCAAACTGGCCTATCATTTGTGCGCCTTCATCAAATGAAAGACCAAGAGCTTTGATTTGAGGTGCTCCATCTATCGTTTTAGACATCAAGTCATCTACAGAGACTCCGGTTTTTTGCGATACAGAGGTGAACGTGTCTAATACGCTTCCTAGGTCATCATAACTGAGACCATAAGTTTCGATAGCGCCTTTAGCGTTATCAATGCTTGATTTGACATCTACGTTATTTATTTCAGCAAATTGCATCAGCTGAGTTCCGTATCCGGTCAATTTATCGCCAGTGAAACCAAATTGTTGATTTAAAGAACCTAGCGCTTGCCCTAAATCAGCGGTGCTTTCAATTGGCATAGACGTATATATCGCATCGAATGAAGCTTTAATTACATCTGAATTTTTACCAGTTGTTGTTGTAAAGGTATCCATTCCGTCATCAATTTCACGGAATGCATCTTGCGCATTTTTTGCGAACTCTTTTACTTTTTCTCCTGCATCTGATAGAACTTGTGTAGCTTGCATCATGTTTCCAGATGTAATGCCGCCGCCGATTTTAGATAATTCTTCATCAGTAGAGTTAGAAGTTACTTTGAGTTCTTCTAAATTAGCTTTCACGCTATTAATACTTCCGCCATCGTCTACTTTATCTAAAGCGTTTTTAAACTTCGAAACGTCACCTTCTGCGCCAAGTGCTTCTTTAGCGATTTTATTCAAAGCCAATTCTAACTGGTCGCTAGATGCAGTGCCATTTTTGATGGAATTAACTAATTTAGTGCCTAAAACTCCGCTAAAGTCGTCTATTGACTTACCGCTTGCGCTGAAATAGGTATTCAACCTATCTGTATTTTGCCCTAATTTCTGTTGCTCAGACTGCAAGTTAGAGAGCTGTGTTTTATAGCCTTTTAAACTTTGCTCAGTAGATGCTAGTTCACGTTGAAATGCTCTGTACTGCTCGTCGCCAATATTCCCTGACTTAAACTGCGCATCTACTTGCGATTGTGCAGATTTAAGCTGATTGAGCTTGTCTGAGGTATTCTCGATTGATTTAGTCAGCAACTCTTGCTTTTGAGCCAATCCAGTGGCGTTTGACGGGTCAAATTTGAGCAGTTTGTTAACTTGACCTAATTCAGAATTAAGCTTTACAGAGGTGCTATTAACGCCTTTTAAAGCCTTGTCTAAACCTGTCGCATTACCGTCAATCTCAATCGTGATACCTTTTATGTTTTTACCTGCCATTTATCTCCTTTCTAAAAGTTGTTAAAGTCGTCTTGTGTCGCTTTCCTTGTCGATACTTTGCTATTACTGTCTTTGTCGTTGTTTTCTACCCATTCTTGAATGAAATCTAAACATTGACCGATATTCATATCTTCCAAGTCAGCCATTGTCAATCCAACTTGCTTACAAACATAAAAAAAGGATTCTTCGGTAAACAACTCGTCAGAACCGCTTTTTTTGTCTACTTTTTTTTTGATTCAATTGATGATTGGAGTAATTCTGAAATCTCAGGGAAAATATCTGCGATAGGCATTGAATCAAAACCATCTAGCCATTCAAGAGGTTCTGGGATTGATTTGTCTGCTGTTTTTGCCAAAACCCAAATGAAGTTATAAAGCACTTCAAAATCGACAAGACTCATATTTTCGTAAGAAATATCTTGTAAATCAATTTCTCCATCTTTTCCTTGACCCGAAAACACTTTGGCAAGTTTGAGTAATTCAGAAAAATAATCTTTTTTAAATTGCGCTTTATAGCGCATAGCAGTTGCAGCTGTCGATTTTAAGCGAACTGGTTTGTCGTCGATATAAATTGTTTTTTCCATGTTTTTCTCCTAAAAAAAAGCAGCCGAAAAGCTGCCTTAATTTTATTATGCTGGCGCTACTTCTAAGTAGACGTTCTTGAACCAATCGGCATACTTAGTAGATTCTTCGCTTGTTGTTTGCGTCTTGATAAGTTTTTTGTTGCCAACAGCGAGCTGTTTAGCTTTGAAAGGCAACTCTACACCAGAGATGTCCTTGCCTGTTTTAGATGAGATAGTCGCACGACTTCCGTTGCAATAATAAATTAAATAGCGAGTTTTCGTTTTGTCGCCGTCAAATTGGAAAAGCAACGCAAATGGGCTGAACTTAGCATCTGCAAGCTCTGTGATTGTGCCATCTGTCACATTGATTACTTCGCCAAGAATATCTTGTCTGAACGATAGAGGCATATTGGCGATAGTAAGCGTACCGCTGTAACCGTTGTTTTCATCCTCTGTGAAGTACTGTGAGTCGTTATCAGCTGCGAACTCAACTGAGTTTGTTTCTGGATCCATTGTAAACTCTACCGAACCAGCAAGTGGAACTGGTGTTGCGAATGTAGGAACGCCACCTTCGCCAAATGTCAATTTAGCGTAATGTGCGTTTTCAAGTCCATAAGTTACCTTATTTTCTGTAACTGTCATTTAATATCTCCTTAAATTGTTATCTCATAAGCTACTTCATACATACTTTCTGTATCTAAGTAGCTTTCGTAAGTGTCATAGTCTATTTTATTTGAATCTAAAACAGACTCTAACTGTTCTTCAAGCTCAATATCTTTTTCATCAGAGTAAAGCTCGATAGTGACATTGCTAACTTTTGCATAGTTTTGATTATCAGCTTTCAAAGTGCCTTGATTGTCCTCTTTGTAAAAAAGAATATAAGGTAAATTTGGCGCTTCTCCAACTTTGAAAGCTCTATATTTAACTGGTATCTCAAGAGTTTCTAGCAACTCTCTAAGTTCTTGAAGTGTCATATTTGAATTTCTACTCCCATCCGTTCAATCGCCAGTCTCTCGGCATCTGATATGTGCGGCTCTGCTTTAGTACGACCGCCGTTGCGCTTAGCGTGGCCTTTTTCCAAAAGATGAGTGAGTCGATAGTCTGTAGCGTTATGAACTACATAACCAGTACCTTCTTTTTTCTTTCGCCAACCCTTGGCATATTTGCCACGTTTGCCAACTGGACTATTAGCTTTAAGATAAGCAACAGTTTCATCAGCTACAACGCTTTTAGCGTCTTCTAATTTATGATTGACTTCTTCTGAGTAATCAGCAAGTGCATTAGCAATCTGAGAAGCTATATCCATCAGACGACTCCTTTTTTGGCTTTCAACTTAAGCTCAATTTCTTCATTTGAAATTTTATAAACATTGACAACTTGATACACGATACCGTCAATTTCCACTAATTCCTCGTTAGAATATTCGAACGGATGAATCACAATTATTTTAGTAATCGTTATATTTGATTGACCTGCAATAATCAGCTCGCCACGAGTGATTGGCTTTTCAAATGCTAGTATCTCAACTTTTTCATAAGTTGGTACTTTATCGCCGATTTTATTTGTAGCCTCACCAGAAACTTTAAGTAGAGATACTTCTAAATCCCAATTAGACAATTTGAGAACCTCCGCCGTATTTAATAATTAGATTTCTGAGACGATATTCTAAATTTCTAGGCATCATACCACCGCCTTTGTTTTCGTATCTAAACGCTGACAAGTCAACGACAAGCATTAAGTGAGCCGAATTGTCAAAGTCTAAGGTTATCCCCTTTTCTTCTCTCAGCTCATCAATAACGCCTGATATAATGATTGTTAGCAGATTATCTCGGACACTTGACTTATAGCCTAAGGAGGCTTTAAGCAAGTCCAAGGCTGATGCCTTAAACTCTGTTTCATTCATCTTCACTCACTTCCTTAATTAATGGAATTTTGCGTTGATTGCTAGATGATGATAGCTCGTCTAATCTAGTCTTTTTTGGCTTTTCCTTTTACTGGGTACTTATCGCCAACATAGTACACATCTCCTGTGAGCTTGTCAGTGAAAGCAACAATCGTGATATACTTCATAACGTCGCTCCTTATGCGCCAGCAGGTGCATTAGTGTAAGTGATGTAGAAACCAGCCTCTGTGTCTGTAGCTTTGACATCATAACGCACTACGCCAGCAAGTAATTTACCATAAATTTGGTTATCTACCCAAGCAACTGAAACTTGTTTTCGGTCAAAGTAGCTCATGAACTCTTTGGGGTCTCCTAAGAAACCGACTAAGTCGCCAGATGCCGAACCAATAACGTCATCATCTAACACCACTACTTCTTTACCAAGCAACACTTTTCCACTAGCGGAAGTAATCGAATCTTGAAGCAAGTAACGACCGTTATTATCTTTCAACTTGTCAAGCTCGTTGTAAAGTGATGCAGAAACAATCAACTTGACATTATAGACGCGTTTAATCGCAACATTGATAGTGTCTTTGATGCCGTCAACACCTACAACCGCTTTAGGTGTTGCAGTTTTCAAAACAGTTGCAATATCTGCATTCGTTGTATTTAACGTTTGGCCTGCAATCTCGTCAGCGATTAGACCAGTGACGTCATAAGTAGCGTCATCAACAATTTCTTGCGAGATCGGAATATATCCACGACGAGTAGCGACGCTGAAATCAACCTCTGTGAATGCCGGATTTGCCAATTTAGGGTTAGCTTCTAATTCAGCGACAGTTGCCATTTTTGTTCCTGATTTTGCAATTACTGGATATTTACCAGATGCAGTGTTCACTTGAATGACATTGACATATTTTTTTAAGTCAACAATATCCTCAGGAACAAGAGCTGGAGCTAACAGCTCCTCTGGAATAAGCGCTCCGCCCTCTACAGATGTAAAACCTACAGAGGCACGTTGCGCACCTTTTGAATGAATGAATGCATTGATAGCTGAGCGTGTTTGCTCTAGTTTTTCGCCACCTTCACGAGTTGCAATGTTTTTGTTTTTCATAGACCGATTACCACCTGTTCCTGTTTCCGTTGAGTCAGTAGCGCCAGAATTATCTGAGCTAGAGATTGCTTCTAGTTCTTTTTCAAGACCTGCTTTTTCATCTTCTAATTTTTTGATTTGTTCATCTAAATCTTTGATTTCTTTTTCAAGTCTCATCAGCAGACTTAGATACTTCATTAACATCTTCTGTACTTACAGCTTCTTCAAGCGCTCGTGTAATTTCTTCTTCACGCTTCTCTAAAGATGAGCGTTGCTCTAGTCAATTTAGAAAGTTGAGTTGAACGCTCGCTAATTTTACGTAGACAAAATAANNTGTTTTAATTGTCCATTTAATTTCTCCTTTAATTCGTCCTTGCGTGCTTGCAAGGTACGTTTTTGTCGCATCTTCAATCTGTTTACTGCGTGCTTCCACAGCTGTTTCTTGATAAGCTGGAAAAGTCACAACAGAAACTTCGTAAAGATTGATTGACTTGATGATAAATTTGACAGTTCCGTCAGAATTTTGAATCATTTCTTCATTCAGAATTTCAAAACCAAACGAACATTGGTCGACATCGCCACGTTGTACCCGAGAATACAAGTTCATGGCTTCTTGGTCTGATTCGTTTACGATAATCTCGCCATAAAGCCCTTTAGAATCGACTGACAAGCTCAGTGTGTTCGCTTTCGTTCTGCCTAACACTTTAGCAGTATCGTGGTCTATAAGCGCCTTTACGTCGCTTAAATCAACACCTATAAGCGCATCTGGCGAAACTTCTTCACGAACACCTGGATAAAGTTCAGTTTCGGTGTCAAAGACAATAAAATAACCACTGATAATCTTCTTATCAGTAGCTTCTTGGTTATTATCTAGTTGTCCGATGTCTCTGGCTTGCAAAGACTTACGATTGTTCATTACTCTCACCTCCTTTCACTTGATTTGTTTAGATAAAACCTTTAAACCATTGAAACAACCAAAGCTGTATCCATGATTACTCAGTCCTTTATAATACAAATCACGTCTCCGGTTATCATCCCACTGTATGTTTATAAACATTTTTTCGTGACAATTTCCGTATTTTTCTACAATAAACTTTTCAAAATCTAAAACTGCTTGCCTTGCGAAGAAAAGAGTTTTTAATCCATCTTTACCAGTTGCATGCAATGTAAGTCCTGGTATTTGTTTCCTTTTTTTGAAAACGACCAACCATATACTAAACTCAGCAGTACGTTGGTTGTCCCAATAATCTCCATAAAAAGTAATCCTAGTTGTCATCCCACTAGGCATCTTTTTTTCTGCTACGAAAGTATATTCGTTTTCAAATTCTTTAAATTTCAAAAAAACACCAACCTTTCTGATAAGTTTAAGGTGTGCTATCTTCTGTGTTTGATTTTCCTTGGTTCTGTACTAATTTCATTTGATTTTGAACGTCATGCGCTTGTATATAATTTTCAAGCACTAGTAAATCATCCATTTCGGCATCTGGTGGCAATGATACCCAATTGCGCAACTCGTTACGTCTGAGAGCATTCACACTGACCATTTGCACACCAGCAGTCACTAACTCAGTAAGTGAGTAGTTGTATAAACTTCGTGGATTGAAATTAAAATACATTGTAGGGTCTAGAATTAACTTATTTAAAGTCTGTTGAATAGATTGTGCTATTGACAAAATCCTCGTGTTTACAAAATTGTTGTACTCATCTTTGTTATAAGTACCTACACCTAATAGAAAAGGCGGAACACCGAGTAAAGATGCGACCGTCTTTTTATCAATTTCTACAGCTTCATTTAAAGCTAAGTCATTTAACGTTAGTGGTGTGATTTTTGTAACATCAATAATTCCAGAAGGTGTTATCCAAGGAGCTCGTGAATTTTCACGCTTCAAATATTGTTCTTCAATCTTCTTGCGTCCTTCTTCGTTTGAAAAAGTATCCGAATCAGCATCAACAGACACGATTAGACTTGGCATGTACTCGGATTTCATGAAAGATTTCTTAGTCACGTAAGATTGTTTGAGGTTATCAACTAAATCTTTCAATACAAATTCATAACTGCTGCCTAAAAAAGGGTTGTTTGGTCTGGGATTTATCGCAAAATGTAGCAAAGTGTCTGGACTATACTCTTTTCCATTGACATTAATTGAATACTTGTAATCATCAGTGTTGAACGTTGTGGCATTAGGCGGAATCGGAAGCAATGCCTTTAGTTTCAAACCGTCAAACACCGGTTTAACAACTGCGTTACCGCCGCCCTCGATTAACAGAGTCCTTACTATCCATGCAATGAAGTTTTTTCTCGTCATGTAAGGATTAGGTTCGATATCGACAACTCTTGATAAGTCGTTAAATATCCTTGTATCTCCTTTTTTGGAGTTTTTCATAAGTTGAATCGTCATGCTAGAAACCATGTCGACGATTCTCTCGACGCCCATACGTACTTCCGGATTGTCAGCAAGTCTGACATAACTGTCTGAAATTGATTCGATGAATTGAGTCGGTGACACGTACTCTATACTTATAGTGTTAGGGTCTGACCTGACCTGTTTCTTTTTCATAAAATTAAAAGCCATTATTTAATTCCCCATGCTTCTTTTTGTTGTTTGGATTCTCCAGCCTCAAGACTAGCAACGCAAGCGAATACGCTCGCATCAAATAAATCTATTCGTTGATTCGGTAAAACTTTTTCAAACTGAATCATATCATCTGTCTTTTCTATAGCGACGACATTGCTAACACAATACTCATAAGCTAAGCTGTGAGCATAATATAATTCAGCGTTTTTAGCTTTAACTTCAATATGTCTGAAACCTTCTGATTTTCTGTAAAAATATTGTGGCGCATCAAACATCTTGAATTTAGCTTTCTTCATCTTCAAGAAAAACTCACGACCAAACTTTTTGTCAAAGTGAATTTCCTTAATTTTAAATCCATCAGCTCGCATATTAATGAACCATTTGACGACATCATCATACAGAACTGTAGGCGTATTACTCAGCGTTGCCCAACCTTCTTCTGACCACTCAAACAGCGGTATATTGTCAACCTCGGCTTTTTCAATCGCTCTAGCACGAGGAAAGAAAGCATGAGTGATTGATATGTCTATATCTTTCACTTGCTCGATACCGTCAGAATCTTTGTACTTATGATTTTTCAAAGTGCCGTATAAAGCAGACGCCGTTAAATCGTGTAGCTTAGACAAGTCAGCGCCACCATACCAGACAATTGGCAACTTAGATAATTCTTCAATCGTCCAATCAAATTGACTATCAGAGTACTTAAATTCGTCAATGTCAAAATAAGCATTCTCGGCAGTCGTGAATACGTTCAAAGTTTTATTAAGAAACTCGGCTTTCAATTGAGGTTCTAACATAGCTTGCCTAGCATCAGCTAATAATTCTGATAGCGTTGTAGTCTGGTTTAGTGATGGTGTCAATGATTCCAAAACTTGCGGGTCATCAATCGTTGTGACTTCATGAGTGACTGGATTTAAAATGTTACCTTTTTTATCCTGTTCAGCCATGCATAAAAAAATGAAATAGCTGTCATAAACAGGGTCGTTTATCTGGCCGTCAAGGAATTTCTTTAATGTTTGAATTCTCATAGCAAGGAATCCGTTAGCGACATCACCAGCTGTTGAAATTCCAACAAGGAGCTTATTCCGGTATGCTTTCATGGCATTCTTCATCAGCGTGTACTTCTTAGCACCAGCCTTTTTCCATGAGTGTATTTCATCAAGTATCAATCCATTGCAGTTGAACGAGTCCAACTTGTCCTCTTGATTAGCCTTGGCGATAACTTCTATCTTCCCATCTGAAAACCCAGCCTTGATAGAGTGTTCTTGGTTATTATCTCGCAACCTGAATTTTTTAAATCCTTTTCGAACCAAAGATAAGTTATACGACAAGAAACCAAAAGCCTCTTTAGTTTGGTCTATTGAATTAGCTAGTATGTAGACTTTGCTTCCTGATTTCCTATCAACAACACCTTTAGCCCAGCTTAAAGCGCTAGAAAAAGCCGTTTTCCCTTGTTTCCTTGGCAAAAAAATAAGCGCTTCATTGAATCGCCTAATGCTTGTTCCTTTATTGAAGAAACCAAATAAATTAACTATGATAAACTTCTGCCACGGTAAAAGTAAAAGAGGAGTTCCAGATAAATCAGCTCCATTTAAATCTTGTCCTTGTTGGTGCTTGATAGTACCTTCGATAAGACTTATCACAAAATCAAATTGCTCATTTCTAAAATCCCATTTATCTGATTTCAAGTCATCAATAAACCTTTTGGCAGCCTGAACTTGCTCAACATTTGCCAACTTCTTACCACTGACTAAATCATCTGCATACTTTTTTGCTTCTAAGAAATTTAAACTGACTTTATCCACTTAACACCTCCTTTACTTTATAAAATTTGCGAACGGATTAGGTTCATCATCTTCTTTAATTTGACCTGCATTGTTAGCTTTTGGATTTAACATTAACTGATTAGAGTAAGATAGTATGTCTTTTCTTAATTTCTCAATCTGATCTAGTGATGGATGCTTTTTAAGAGAACCTGCAGCACTTTCAACAGTTGCAGGGCAACCGTTTTTCTCCCAATCTTTGACTAAAATATAATATTGCCTTAACATTCCAGCGTAAATCCCGACAATTCTGTTGTACGCAACATCATGCACTTTTAACGCCTTCATTTGCTTTATCGTATAGTCGTAAATCGTGCGCTCTGTAGGTATCTTCTCCAATCCATCACCTCCTTTCAGATTATGAAAAAAAGTTTTTCAAAATTCTCGTAAATTTGGAAAAGACTACCCTAGTCGTTCCCTTAGAGCTTCAATTTTTATCGCGATTGGTAGGGGGGTATAACCATTTTTCAAACTCATTCTTTTTCTTTTCCTGCAAACTAATTCCTAATTTAGTAGGAGTATCATCAAACCTATTATGCATCATGTTATGACACTTACTGCATAGACTTACAAGGTTCCAGTTAACAAGAGATAGCTTAGGATAGTCCTCATAGAAGTATATGTGATGAACAGTAGTAGCTGTCTTAGTCTTGAAGTATCGCTTGCAATTCTGACACTCATACTTATCTCGTCTCAGTATCTTGTCACGCTTAGCAGTCCACCTAGTAGACTTATAGAAAGATACATCTGTCACAACCCAACCTATATCCTTTCCTTATTTATCCAACTGATTAGCCTGGAACTGCTTAACTGCCTCCATAGACTTAATAGCTTTTTTGCCCAGTTCAATAACCTTATTGCTATAAGGCGCGCTTGCTCCATTTACAACAGATACAACATCGTCAAACTTAACAGCTGATTGGTCAGAGATACCAGTAAACCGTTGCGAAGTATGTATATCTAATCCTAGTTTACCAAACATATTCATTATTTGATTTGCATATTCTTTCATAACCTATCCTATATCCTTTCCTTAATATAACTAAAATGTATAGATAACTTCTCCACTAGGTAAAGTTACCTCAAGGAACTCTAAGCTACCTCCTGAACAATCATTAGCAATCTTGACATCTAACTCATTATCATCAACACTATTCAGATAATCTTTCAATTCTTTTAATGTGTTGAATTCCATTTTTTCTAGATTACTTAAATGTCCTACCGTTTTAATAACTTTCATCCTATCCCTATATCCCTTTCCTTACAGCCACCTATAAATAAAGTAAAATATTAATATAAACAAAAGACAAACAAATATAGCAGCTAACGCAAACTCGACCATGATTATCTTCCTCCAACACAAAAAGCCACAGCACATGCTATGACTTGATTAATTATTCACGCTTATACCAACTAAGCTACTGACAACGCAGGAATCGAACCTGCACTTACAAACGTGTCCACATTCATAAGCTACTGCCCAGCAATGTCAACGCTACTGATGATCAGTCAGAAACTTAGCTCCCGGACTTTTGGCCTTAAGTCACGTATGGAGTACCACGATAGAATTCATAGGTACTACCTATCGGGCTCTACTATCATGACCCTTACTGACAATCCCCGAATCGAACGGTTGATAGGTAATTTCAGCCTATCTGTATCCATACTTGCCAACTGTGGACTAACCACAATGAGTCGCTAGTCTTTCCTAGCAGTCAAAAAATCACAATAAACCCTAGCTTGGCTTTTAGTGTGGTTCAAGCTCGCACATAATATGTACGCGGATATATCCCTCAGATTGCGACCCTGTCTCTGCATCTATCTTATCCGCTCGCACCTACATTCTCTTCGATGCATTCCGATAGACCAGCCCACCCCTTTAACTGTCAAGTATTACTTGATAGTTCGCTTACGTACGCAGGACGTGCCTGCAAGATTCATGCGGTAATACGTGATTAAATGTGTGTGTGATTGAATATTTATCCGCAATCTTCATAATATAATTATACCAATCATTTCATATCATTCTCCCCTCACTATTTCCGCAGTTTTTCCGTCATTTTTTCCGTTTCTGACTTCTCTTGGAATCCTTCCGAAATCCCACGTTTCTGCAAATAAACTTAGCGCTTTATCTAACCCTTTTTCATACAGCCAAGTATCGCCATAATTCAACTGGCTACAAATAGCATATAACTGCTTACCTTCGATATATTTAAGTCTCAGCAAGCTAACATACACACCATCATCTCCTTGACATGCATCGATTGCCCTCTCAATCTCTTTGTAACGCAATCTCATGTCTTTAGCTTCTTCTAATGCTGCCAGATAGTGAATCATTCTATCTTCCGACGAGTTAGATAGATTCTGCGACCTAGGCATATCTGAAAAAGTTGGGCTCTTAACATCTGGCGCTTCTGCCTGCAACATCATGCGTTCTCTACGCTTTAATACTCGATAGCTATTCAGCACTTCTTTAGCGTACTGAATTATCTGCTCTCTTTCTTGTTGAGACCAATCAAATCCAAAATCGTACAATGATACTCCTTTCTACACAAACATCCTTTGCATCATGCCCTTTTTAAGATCTTTTATCAGATAAGTTCGCCTTTCTAATAACTTGCGCAATCTAATCTGCAACATGAATCCTTTAGTAGTGTTATCATCTATTGCATTAAGTCGTAAATTTAATTTTAGCAACTCACCAACCATTAAATTATTGACCGTTTCTCCTTGATAAGCGTTTCTGAGTTGCCTAGCGAACTCAACTGTATTCATGAACGCGAACACTCCAACGACATCAATATCAGAGCCGTCTTTTAACCTAAGCACTTTCCAACCTTGCTGAGCATAAACTTCAAAGTCTCCGACAAACAAAGCGACCTGTTGATTAACCGTCCCAACTAAGATGTCTCCTTTCTCCAAACTTACTAATTTGCTTGGCTTATCGCTCTGGATTGTCTCATGCTTGTACTCTATAACATCTACATCATATCCAACACTCAAATAATTATCTGGCGTATCTGTTGCACTTACCACATTAAAGTATTTTGAAATCATTCGGTAACCCCAACTCTCCAAACATTTTGTTTAATTCTGCGCTCGTATTCTCTATCTCAGCATTACACTCAATAATCTCACGTTGCACTTGGTATATATCGATGACAGGCTCAGGCTCAAATGTATCAACATATCTCGGAATGTTTAAATTATAATCATTGTCTTTTATTTTATCTAAACCAACGAGATTAGAGTAGCGTTCTATCTCTTTTTTATTATTGAACGTATCTGATATTTTAGTGATAACATCGTCAGTTAATACATTATTCTTACCGATTTTATCAAACTCAGACGATGCGTCTATAAACATCACGCTATCAGTCTTTTGTTTTGACAACACCAAGACACACACTGGTATACCTGTGTTTGCAAACAGTTTATCAGGAAGGCCAATCACGCCAGATATATAACCGCGATCTAGCAGATTCTGCCTAATTTCTTGCTCTTTATTACCCCGAAATAACACTCCGTGTGGCAGCACTACCGCCATTTTCCCATTGTCGTCTAACTTATCAAATGCTTTTAAAATAAAAGCAAAGTCAGCTTTAGCTTTTGGCGGAGTGCCGTACTCCCAAAATATCGGGTCTTCTGTTGGTTCCCACTTAGCGGAATACGGTGGATTCATAACAATTCTTTGTGCTTTGTAATCGTCTACTTTGTCGATAACTTCAAGTTGTCCATCTGTCGTCTTATAAGTAGCAAACACATCACCGCTGAGCGAATCCTCATGACTGATTACCGCATCGTATTTTCGTAATAGCATATTTATAATCAGAAATGGCAGTGCTATTTCTGAGAACTCAGTCAAATATAATTTTGATGAATCTTTATATTGCCCATTTATCGCAAGCGAACCAGTTCCTGCTGCTATTTCTAAATAATCACCAGTTCCAACGATATTTGAACAGATTTCGCCTATTGATTGAGGTGTATAGTCCTGTTTAAATGTTTTTCGGTCTGCGATTTCACTTTCGAAAAATTCTTGAAACGAGCAAGAAATGCCGTGTTCAAATTTTTCTAGCTCATTAATCAAGTGCTTTCTTTCGCTATCGTCAATTAGCATTTTCATCAATTTTTGCGGAATGTTAAAAACTTCTTTTTCTCCAGTTAATTCAAACAGCACGCTTTCGTCTATTTTCAATGTCAATCCTTTCTAAACCTTGATATTTCAATTTTTGTTGGCGTCAACAAAATGGTCTTATTTCAACGCTCACAGCGTTTTACTACTCAACCATATATTTACACTAAACTAAGTTTAAAACGCTAAATTTACATTTTAAACTGCATAACTATGGAGCTCACAGAGAAACATTCTTCTTGAACCTCTCTGCAATTTCTGCACGTTGTTCATCAGTCAAATCTCTCTTTTTAGAAAATGAAACGTTGCTGCTGTCCAAAATTCCGTGCAACTCGACAACTTGACCACTAACCTTGTTAATAACAACTCTGCCAGTCGTCAATCTATCACGATATTTTCTAGCATATTTTGGTATAGTACAGCTAATTGAGTAGTGCTTTTCTCCAGATAATTTAAAAATTGATATTTCTTGACTATCAGTTTCAAGTGTTTTGTCGACATACTCAGTTGCTATCTCACTCATTCTTCTTTCTCCTTTCGATAACTTAGGCAATCTCAGCGCAAATTAGCTAGTTTAGATTACTTTTGGTACATTTATACCTCAAACCTCGTCAGCGTTAAATCTCGACCTCACACAAGCATTTAATCATTAACCAACTGAACATCAGTCCAACCGTGCAAAATCATTTTAGGATTCACAGCGAAATTATATGCGTATGGATTTGATGGTTGTGATTCAATTTGTTCGATGCTAGATGCAGTCCATGAATTTTCATAGATGATATGTTTCTTGTAAGCATTTTTTCCTGTCCTAATAACGATAGTTGTCTTTTTATTTGAACGTTCAACGCTCATTTTTCCTGTAGCCTGCAAGATAACTTTATCACTTCTGGTATTGATGACAGTAATCTGTCTGTCTACTTTGAAATTATCAGCATCTTTTGAGATGTTTTCGGATACTCTATCAGATTCAGCACAACCAGCGACAAATAGCAATGTTGCAACTGCAACAACTAATGACAATGTAACTTTTTTAAACATTATTTTCTCCTTTTTCATACAAACGACCACCACAGCACAACGGCAATCACACCGACAATAACCAATAATTTTGGAATTAGATTCCTTTTTTCTTCGTGTTTATATTTCATTTTCTACTCCATTTCTTCTTCATCTTAACTTTGCCTTTTTTAGCAGTTGAATATCCTAATTCAGCATTCTTGATAGATTCTTCGGCTTCTCCGTCGTCAATGTGCTTGATTCTCAACAAACAATATTCTTCGTAAGTCAATTGAACGTCGTTGGTGCGATTGTAAACTCTGCGTCTGATTTCAGTTTCTGGGTCATGATTACTTGTCATTATTCCACCTCAATCTGCTCATAGCTACCAGTTTGTAGTTTATAAATTTCTTCTTGCGTAAACATGCTTTTTTTAAGCTCTGGCTTTTGATTTTTTGCCGTCGTTTGATGCCAAAAGGTACCAAGTTTAACATCATGTCTTGATAAATAACTATCATATAATGGATTAGTCCTACTTATATCGATATGTTTCAAATAATACAACTTCTCTTTCTCGACCGTGTAACCATACAGTTTCATCTTACACAGTAAATCGATCCCGCCATTTTCATATACCCATGCGATAACTTCATTGCCGCTGAAACTATATGCCGAAACAACTTCCGAGAAAGCCACGCTCATTTTTTCTTCAAACCAATCAGCAACAAACTGCGGAACAACCACAAGTTGTTTAGGCGGTTGCCAATATTTGAAATGTTCCTTAACTATATTAAAAGTTGATATAGAATTGCTACCAAATGTTTTATTAAACTCTTTTTCAAACTCGCTCATTTAATCTTCTCCTTAATCAAATACTGCTCAATTTCCTTGTCCTTAGTCGTCAAAGCTCGCTCCATGTTGTTGATGCGGTTGTATATCTGTATTTGCTCACGTTTTACCTTGTTAGTCTCTAGTGTCGATATAAGCGATACAGCACCAAACAAACAAAGTAAGATAAGTATCACGTACAGCCACGATGTGCTGATTGAATCTTGTTTTTTAGTCATTTTCTATACCTACCTTTCAACTTCTCCTCAATCTCATTCTGCTCAATCTCAGCAATACGCTTGCGCTTGTATCGCTGTTCTAAGATATGAATCATCATCAGCACTGCTGTCATAGCAGATGCTAGTAGTAATACTAATTTCATTCAACCTCCTCTTTCAACTCATCGTACATATATCCAACTGTCAGTAGTTCATCAAACTGTAGACAGTACTCGAATATTCCGTTTCCCATGACATTATCTGGATTTGTACCTTCTGAACGACTGCGATATAGTCTGTGATACAAGTTTTCAGTCTTTTTTGGGATTGCTTTCGAGAAATCTTGAAATATCTTTCAGTTCCTTTTTTGTTTTCTTTCAGCAGCTTGTCAACATTACTCCAGAATAATTCTCCGAAAGTTTCATCATTCATTTTTTATCTCCTCTATTTCAATTTCAATAATATTTTTCTCGCTATAAAATTTCTTTACTTCTAACCAGCAAATCTGACTGTCGTCAGCATAATAGCCTAGCTTTGTCATATAATCTTGTAACCCTTTAAGCAAATTATCCAAATCAGGTCTTGTTGTTTTCCATTGCCACCACTTTTTCTTTTGCTTAATAGCATAATGAAATGTCACGGATAACTTAATCGGTGTCGTTTTATCAGAGATAAGTTTTTTTGGGCGATTTTTAATTAAGTGATTTAATAGCTCTGTGTTTTTAGTTCCTTTACGATCAAATCTAATCATCTTTCCTTTGATAAACGTTACGCCTTTTTGCTGATTTGTCGTCGGCATTTTTGATAGTTCGAATTTAAACTTCAATCTTCCTCCTCAATCGGAATAAGCTCGATAAGTGGGTTTATCCATTCATCGTCCCAGCTGTCGTCATCTTCAACGTGATACCACCCAGTCCGTGAACCTGTTTCAAAGATTTCGCCATATGGCGCTCTTCTGTATAAAGCGCCGTCCATGATTTTTGCTAGTTCCGATTTAGTGAAAACACCTTGAAATCTTTTTGTCCCAATCAAATCAACAACTTGATATAATTCATATTTCCGTTCGCTCATGTTATCTCCTTTGTTATTGCTATAAAATAGCCATTCTGTTGCCTTTTATCGCAAATTTAACGGATGCAGGTAATTTATTAATCCTGTCGTCTGCATCTGCGAAAGTGTACAAAATAAACTTTTTGTTTTGTAACATCCTCATCAAACTTAGAAACTGACTTTGTTCGTCTGGTGAATAATCACCAAGATTATCAACTATGATAATTTCAGCTCTTTCGATAGCCCCTTTTTTATCGATAAGCCTTTGCTTGTTTTCGTTACTCATATAAGCGTTTTTAGACATTGCTAAATACTCATGAACCATAATCTTCTCAACGTGCTTATGATTATCTTTGAAGTTAGCATATAGCCACTTTTCAAAGTTTTCAAGTTTCTCTAAAGATTCACTCGTATAAGCAAATTCAACAACTCCAGACTTTTCTAAGTCGTATCCTTTTTTAGCTTTAAATTTATCAAGTATTTCAGAAAGGCTACTTCTTGTTTGCTTGAAGTCTCCTTTTGAAATGACATCGCCATCAATTTCTTCATTCATCGGCTCATATCTGACTATCTCACCAGTGTTTAAATCTCTGATTGTCCAATCTGGTAAACCGCCGAAATCCATTATCTTAGCTATCTTCTTATCTTCAACGCAACGCTTGCAAGATTTTGTTTGTGGTCTTAGCTTATGACTTACTAGTTGTTCTTCTTTATGGATTGAGCAAAACTCATCAAGAACTACTAAATCTTTAGCTAGACTAGCGAGTGGCTTTTCATTAACTACGAATGGCTCTAAGTAATCAGTCATACTTCTCTAAAACCTGCTTTCTTCTCAGCCCACGTCCAATCTGACTTGTCGTCAACTCCATTTGTCTTGCTCCTACTAAACTTGTTATCGTCAGCTTCAACATCAGAAAGAGTTTTTACATTGTTCTTAGACCATGATTTCAATATCTGAACTGAATAAGCGTATTGCTTTTGCCTGAAAATTGCACGCTTCATAGATTCGTGAACTAGATCATAGCCATAATCTTTAAGATTGAATTTTAAATCTTCTGAGATAAGTTGATTGATGACGCCGAAATTCACTTGATAAAAATCAGTTAATTTTTTATACTCAGAATCAGCATTACCTTCTTTCTCTGATTCTGACTCTATCTTTATCTCTTTCTCTATCTTTATCTCTTTCTCTATCTTTATCTCTTTATCTAACTCTATCTCTATCTCTGTTGGACAGTGGTTGGACATTGGTTGGACATTGTCCAACTTTTTGATATCTTCTTTCTTTCTCGTGTCCCTTTTGTACTTGCTCCAGTTGGTCTCTTGGTCGATAAGTGCAGGGACTTGAAGCATTTCAATATCATTGCTATCATTCAATTGAACGAGTCCTGACTTAGTAAATAAATCTAAAGTCATCGCGACATTTTCAACATCTTCATCAAGTTGCAGCGACAACTCTTCTACAATATTTTCCAAAACACCCTCGAAATAAAGAACTCCGTTATTTTGCAAAGATTCAAGCATAAGTTTTTGGTAAATGATGACCATCGTGTCACCACCTGCTAACCTCCTAGCTTTTTTTATAGCCAAATTCTTGTAAAAATTATTATCAAGTTTAAGCCAAAAGTATATTTTTGTCTTGGTTTTATTAGCCATTTACACCTCCAAAATTCACAATAGCCGTCTGGCTTTTCAGGTGGATAAGTTTGTCTATCAGCTCGCCATAACTAAGTTCTAGCAACTTTTCCCTGTAAGGGTCGCCTTTTTCATAGCTCCAGTTATTGACACCAAAAGCGTCAATTAATTCTTCTTTTGTCATGTTTTCGCTCCTTAGAAAGGCAGGTCATCATCGCTTAGATTGAGCGGTGTACCATTTCTCATAGGGTCACTATCTCGCCCAAAATCAGGAGCTGGTGATTGGGTTTTCGATTGCTGATTACCTTGTGACTCTCCTTGTTGCTGATTGCGACTTTCTAACATTTGAAAATTATCAGCAACCACTTCAGTCACGTAAACACGTTGTCCTTGGGCATTCTCATAGTTCCGTGTCTGAATACGTCCTGTAATACCAATTAGAGAACCTTTTTTAGCCCAGTTTGCGAAATTTTCTGCTGATTGTCGCCAAATAACACAATTGATGAAGTCGGCTTCACGTTCTCCGTTTGCACTTTTGAAAGTTCGATTTACTGCGAGTACGAACTGCGCTACTGCTTGATTTGCTGGTGTGTATTTCAGTTCAACATCTTTGGTCAAGCGACCAATTAAACAAGTTTGATTCATATTTATAACCCCCCTAAATCTAAATCTACAGGCTCATTGACAACTTCTGATGTATTTGTATCATCCTGATGTTCAAGTTCTGTGTCGCTCGTTTCTGAGGATTTTATGACGTTTCCTGTTTTAACCGCTTCTTCTAAAACCAATTCATCATCAACAGGTGTTACATCTCTAACACCATTTCCGCTTTCTTCGTTTTCGACTTCTGCGACAGATGGGTTTTTAGAAGTGTTAATAACAAACTTAGCTGCTCGACTGATCACAGTTCTTTTTGCCATTTGATCAGGAAACTTGGCTTGTACATCATTAACAGGAACAAGATACTTTTCTCCATGATTTGTAAAATTAAGTTTTTTAGATTTTGATTGTGCCCACGATTGATTGATTTGTTTGGCACTCATTACTTCGATTGACTTGTTACCATCATTGGTTTCAATAATTGCATACGCAGCAATAATAGAATTATCTAAAGTTTCTAATGTTCTCTTATGTGTAATTTCGAAATCATCAAAATTAAATTCTTCTCCCTCTCTAACTACCTCTGTTTTTATAGACTTAATTTCAGGCAGTTCTTTCAGCTGTGCAATCTTTCCAAAATAGCTAGGTTGTACTTGTAACTTTCCGCCATAATTAATGTAATATACTTGATTTTGTCTAGGGTCAAGACCCATATATGCAGTTTGTAAAAGCGCTTGAACTACTGTTTCTGGTTGCACACTATCTAAGATATTATCGTTTTGCATTTTCAAGATAGCATAACTCAGAGCGCCCTGAATGTCATACCCGCTTCTTGTTGATAAGCCTTGGGTCATTTGTTCCATGAGTAAGTTTTGCGCACTTTTAACCCATTTTTGCGTGACTGTTAATTCTCCCATTTTATTGTCCTTTCAAAGTATTCGAAATTTTAGCTAGCATTGACAGCACTGAAGTTCCTGTATAAATCGCATCAGGATTAACTCTAGTGCTTAAATCGTCAATTCGTTTTAATACACCAGAAATGATGCGTTCAGCATTCGCTTTTTCTTCTACAGCCCTATTAGCTACTGTCTGCTTAGCTTCTGCAACCCTCTTAGCTTCATCAGCTTGTTGTTGCATGGCCACAATATCAGCGCTAGCAATCTGTTCCACTGCTTTTTCTCTAGCTTCTAGCTCTTTTTCTTTTTGTGCTAAGATAGCAGCTTTGTTAGCTTCGTCTTGCCTAGCTTTTTCGAACAAAATGTCATGTTCAAGGTCTGATTTTCCTTGCAAAGCAGCGGCTTCGATTTTATCGCCCGTTGTTTTGTTCAATTGTCCTGATTTAGTTAGATTGTTAACACCGAGGAATCGAGCTGCATTTAATTCGTATCTTGTGCCAGTTAAACCATGCACACTGTTTTGGTGCGCTACTTCTGCTTCTACCTTTTCTTTAGCTTGTAATTTTCGACTGTTATCGAAATCATTGACAACAGCATCGATTTTCTTAATCGCTTCAAGAGCCATTGAGCGTGCATCAAAAACGTCAACATTTCGTTGATAGTATTGATCAGTAAGTGCCGCTAAATCATTTTTTTCTTGTGTTTTGATTTTATCAATGAATGTTTTAGCATCTGATTTCACTCCTTTTAACGCTTGTTTTGTGTCTATATCCTGAACAATATCAGGTATTTTACTGTTGATAGATTCAACTACCGCTATCCATTCAGACGACTCTATAATCTCGCCTGTTGCTACATCAATCGCCACGTTTTATCCCTCCATAATTATATTCATAAGCTCAATTGCTTCTTGATACTCATCTTCACGCATGTGTTTTGCTAGTTTTTCTTTTTGGTCAGCAAGAAACTCTAAAATTCCTGCATGAGATACTTGATAACTACCATCAATCATTTCTTCTAATAACGGTTTAAACTCGTCATACTTATCTAACATTTCTTCACGCAACGCCTCTTGCTCAGCTTCAAACTGTGCATCATCTGCCATTTGGTCTTGATATGCTTGTTCATTCATGCCGTCTCCTTTGCTAAGTAACTAATAATCTCATCGCTATTCTCAGCACTTGCGATGTAGTTGACCACATCAGTGCTGAAACCTTTTGGATTGAAACTGGTAATCAGTGGCATTTGGTCAATAGGTGTTAGATACTCCTTGTAGCCTTCAATGTCACGATTAAGCTCGTCAATCTTCATATACTGATTGTTACGAACGATTTCCATCTGTTCCTTGTCACGCTTTAATTGTGCAATCTCAGCACGTAAAGATGTTTCAAGTAACTTGCTACGTGTCAGTTCATTTTGTAATTCTTGATAGTCAGTTTCTTTGATGATTTTGTAGTTCTTCATTCCGCTTGCTCCTTCGCTGAATTGTATTCAGATACAAGCTTATCAATCCACCAAAAACTAAATAAATCTTCTTCTTCATTGAAGTCTATATCGCAAATATACTCGGCAAAATCAATGACATTACCAACTGTTTCAACACTTGTGTAATTTCCCCAATCCCAGCAGTATCCATTAACTTCTACTTTTTCTCCATTATCCTTTTTGAAAACGAATGAAGGGTTATTGCATCCCATAGTACCAAAGCATAACTCGCAAGTACCAATTTGTTCAACACGATAATCTTCTTTGTAATCAATCAGCTTTAATTTCATTTTTCTTGCTCCAATACTCTAAATTCTGTTTGTTATGCTTATCTAGTTGCGATAACAACTTTGCGTGTGCGCTTGGTTCGAATCGTGTCATGCCGTCTCCTTATTCCTTTGCATATAGTGATATAGATCGTCAAGGTCATATAGAAACTTAGCACCATTCATGATGTAAGATATTTCACCGCTATCCCTGAGTTTAGTTATGGCCGCTTTTCCGTACCCTGACATCTTCTGAGCTTCTGTGATATTGCCAAAAGCCACGATTTTTAAGTGACTTCTTGCCATCTTTAACACCTTCCAGGTAAGCTTCCTTGGCTTGTTCTTTCAGCAGATTCATGAATTGTTCTCCAAAAATTTGACTGGATTCCATATTTTTCCTTTCTGTGATAAAATTGACTTATAATAATTTTTACTTTGCCAGTTTGCCGACTGGCTTTTTTGTTACCTAAATTCATCTAAGCTAACATTAAGTGCATCAGCTATTTTAACCATCGAACCAAATGAAAGCTCTTTAGACAATCCATTTCTCAATTTTGAAAAACTCTGTTCGCTTATTCCAGTTAACTTTGATAGCTGGTAAGTTGTCATTTGCTTTTCATCTAGTATTTTTTTAAGTTTATTCCACATATTTCCTCCTTTAGCACAATATGGTAAATAAACCTGGACAAGGATGGAAAAATCTTAATCTTTCCAAGGCGCATCTAAGATGATGCGTTTTTTTGATATACAAAAGCACCATTTTAGAAAGTTAATCTGAAACCAAGATTCAACTCTATTTTCAATTTCCCCGTTTGGCATTTCAGCCCCATAATTTGTGATGTAGTGATGTAACATATTTGTCTCCTTTCTAACTAGCCAAGTCGTCTTGTTCAACTAAAGGTAGATAGCCGTTTTTCTTCAAAACTTCATAAAGAAATTTGCGACCCTTTTGTTTCCAAGTTGTCGTAATTGATGTACGTGCAACACCATTGCTGTCTACAAAATCACTTGTACGACTGCCGATGTAGCCTTTGCCCATATATTTTGAGTACAACACCCATTGCTTGTTGACTTTGCGTTGAATGCGCAAGTCATGCAAGATGCGATTGAATGATACTGCACTGTATCCGTAATCCTGTGCGATTTGAGTTGTCAGGATGTCGTCAGGACTTTCAAGAATTAGATCGAGATAAGTTGTTTTTTCTTTGACTTCTTCTAGCTCAATTTGCAACTGTTGTTTATCAAATTCAAGCGACTTGATTTGTTCTCCAGCTTGGATAAGCAAGTCAGCTAAACCATTACCGTGCAGCACATCTTGCGCTTTATCGTTTGTCATGTATGCGCCGTGTTTGCGGATTGTTTTAAGAATTTCTTTAACTTTTCGTTTGAATTCCTTTGCTTTTGGTTTGCGAGATAGCATTAAAACTTCATAAAGCCCGCTTTCTGTCAAAAACCACATTTGACGATTTTGACCTGATGTAGATACTACCGACATCAGCTTTTCATCATCATCAACGTTATTGAGCATGTCTCGATTATTTTTAATCTCTAACATTTCAGCTATATCTTTAGCTAAGAAAAGTGGCTCATCTGCCGTTCCGTAAATTTTTGCGTTGAAATTTTCAACTTGCGATAATTCGTTCATGTTATTCCTTCCTTTCTAACTAGCTAGATGCTTTTTGTTTACTTTAATTTCATCTGTATAACCATTTCGGTTACTACGAGGTAAAAAAATATCTGAAATAGGCTTTTTAAGCAAATGCGAGATATCAAACATTTCATCTTGATTAAACGGTAATTGGTCTCTTTCTTTAGAGCCATAAGAAACTCTACTGATTCCCAAGAAGTCTGCCATCTCTTGTTGAGATAGTTTCTTCTTTTTTCTAATATCATATAGTTTAGACTGCATACAAACCACTCCTTTCTTTATTTTAGATAACCGTTTTGGTTACAAATATATTGTATAACCATTTCGGTTACTTGTCAATAGTTTTTATCAAAAAAAAAATATTTTTTTCTTTTACCTAAAATAATTTTCTTTTTTTGATAAAAATAGTTGCCATTTCGGTTACTTAATGGTATTATATAAATATGGAAGGAGGTTATTAATGGATAAAGAAGAATTAGCGCTGTTTATAGGTAATAAGATAAAAGAGTTGAGATTGCTTAAAAATATGACTCAATCTGATTTAGCTGACTTACTAAAAACAACTAAGCAAACCATTGGCAGATACGAGAACGGTTCAAGGAGAGCTAATCAAGATACTTTGTTCGAACTTGCTGATATATTCGGTAAAAATATAGATGATTTCTTCCCTAAAGAAGATAATGTTAAATCTACTAAAACAATTCTCGATAATATCTTCGGAAAGCTAGAAAAACCAAGACAAGAAATTGTTATCAACACAGCTCAGGAACAATTAGATGAACAAAATAAAGAAAATTTAGTTCAACTATTTCCTTATAACGTTCAAGAAAAACTGTCCGCAGGAACAGGCTATGGCTATTTTGATGACGGTAACTATGATACCGTTTACTATGACAAACAGTATGATTATGACTTTGCGAGTTGGATATTCGGCGATTCAATGTTACCAGACTATCCAAATGGCGATGTAGCATTGATTAAAGCATGCCCATTTGAGTATGATGGTTGCGTTTATGCAGTTGATTGGGATGGTCAAAGTTATATTAAGAAAGTCTATAAAGAAGAAAACGGCCTGCGACTTGTGTCTACTAATGAAAAATATAGCGACAAGTTTGCACCTTTCTCAGAAGAGCCGAGAATTATCGGTAAAGTGATAGCAAGTTTCACACCGCTTGAAAAGTGAATAATTAAAAACCTAGCCTAAAAAGGTTAGGTTTTGGTGTATAATAAATTTATCGTGCAGATAGGATTCACGTTAAAAGCTGAGGGAGAATGAAAAAATGGGAAAAAGAGACGAAAAAGTTGCTAAAGACGGAAAACCTATTTACAAGAAATGGTGGTTTTGGTTGATAGTTATATTTTTATTTGCTGGTTTAGCGAATAGTCTTACTACCAAAAACGACAAGAAAACAGCATCATCAGAATCAATCGAATTAAAAAAAGAAACTAAATCAGACGATACCGTCAAAGCTGTAAACACTAGTCAAAAAGCAGAATTTATTGTTTTAGCAGAAGCTCAAATAAAAAAAGCATATCAAATTGATAATTTTAAAATAGATACTTCTGAAAACAATTTAAAAGTCAACATATTTCCAGATAATAAAAGTTCTGACGGAAAAACCACCTATAAAAATATCTTGAATGGCGCTGGCGAATTCACGTATCGAGATAAAGTTTATAAATTTTCTTTTATGTACTCAAAAATAAATTCAGATAGTTACAAAACACTTTATTTATATAGCGACTATGATAAAAATAAAGGAATAGACGTACCGTTAAAAAATTAAAAAACGCCACTCACTCCCTCGGAAAGTTTGTGAGTAACGATATATAAACGTAGTAAAAAGGATGACTACCTTTTTATTTTACCACAAAATATGGAGATTAGACGTATGGAAATAAAATCATACAAGAAAAAAGACGGTACGACCGCATATTCTTTTGAAATATACGTTGGAAAAGAGAATGGAAGAAGTAAGTTTACTAGAAAGCGTGGGTTTAAAACTAAATCAGATGCCAGAAAAGCGATATTTAAGCTACAAAGCGAGCTGGAAAAACCCGAAGAAAAAACAGATATAACATTTGAAAACCTTTACAAGAAATGGCTCTCTGAGTACGAAAAAAGTGTAATTGATTCTACTTACTACAAAACAGATAGGCAATTCAAAAATCATATTTTGCCAGATTTAGGTAATAAAAAAATAAAAAATATCACTCCAAGAATGATACAGGAATTTCAAAATGAATGGAGTAACAAACTCAAATTCGGAAGAAAGCTATTAGGATTTGTTCGAAGCGTGTTCAACTACGGCATAAGACTTGGTTATATTGATACCAACCCAGCTATAAGCGTTGTAGCTCCAAAAATAAAAAGGGAACGAAAAGAAGATAAAAACTTTTATGATCACGATGAGTTAAAAAAATTCATGTCTTTGGCTGAAAAGACTGGCGACATTCGAAAAATAGCCCTATTCCGAGTGCTTGCATTCACCGGCATACGAAAAGGTGAGCTACTAGCGTTAGAATGGTCTGACTTGCACGATAACACACTTGAAATAAATAAAGCTATATCTAGGTCACAATCTGGTTTAGAGGTCAGCACGACTAAAAACAGGGCATCTGAACGCCTTATCAGCTTGGATAGAAAGACTATTGAAATACTGGATAATTTACGTGAAGAATATCCAGATAGAAAACTAATATTTGAATCTGAAAATGGTGGTGTACTTTCTCCATCAAAACCTAGAAAGTGGCTGCTGCAAATAATAAAAGATTCCGATTTAAAACAAATAACGATACACGGATTTAGACACACACATGCTAGCTTGATATTTGAATCTGGTATGACATTAAAGCAAGCGCAACACAGACTTGGTCACTCTGATTTACAGACGACTATGAACATCTATACTCACATTACGCAAAAGGCCATTGATGATATTGGCGAGAAATTTTCTAAATACGTGGATTTCTAGGACACAATGAAAGTTGTGTCCTTTGTTGTGTCCTTTTTATGAAATGTTATGAATAAACATGTATTTAATAAAAATAAAAACCCTTATTTTAAAGGCTTTTAGATAGTTATGAATATTTGTGAATAGTAATAATGGAGCCGGTGGGAGTCGAACCCACGTCCAAATGCCTTGCTATATCAGCGTCTACAATCATAGGGACTGTCTAAATTTAACAAGCTAACGAGACAATCCTCGAACAAAGTTAGCTTGCGAGTCTCTTAATCTCTTCTCTGATGTCAAGACACCATCAAATCGTATCCTACTAAATTAGGCCATCAAATCGCCATAGGCGAGCGAAAGTCAGGCACGCAGGCTGTGGTTTAGGCAGCTACTGCGTAAGTTTGTGTATTTTTAGCAGTTATATTTATCTGCGGCGGTTTAGAGTGACGCCTCACTAATCGCAGCTCATACGCGACAACACCTGTCGAATCCAGAACGACCCCGAATTA